CTATCAGAGATAGACATATTTTCATTAACATCTTTTAATTCATCATATTTATCTTTAAGTTTTTTATGTTTGATATTTTCTTGCTCTCTACTATCTGCAATAGCTACTAAAGATTGTTGCCAACCTTTACCAAATATTCTGATTCCTTCTACTTTTTCTTCTTTCTCTTCTATTAGTTTTTCAGGCTTTATTCTTCTCTTCCATACTAAATGAATGTTTTCTTCATAATATTTGATTTGCTTTCTAAGTGATATAAGTTCTTCATTAGATTCATTCAGAAGTTTTAATCCACTCTCAAAAGCTTTTTTCTGTATCATCACATCTTTTTTCTGTTGACTAAGATCTACTTTTTTTTCTTCAGTCTCTTTTTCAAGAGTCATAATTCTTGCACGTAATGTTATAATCGTTTCATGCAAGTCTGCAATTGCTTGATTACTTGATTTTTCAAAAGTTTCAGCGTCTATATAATTTGCCATTATTCAATACCATCAAAAGAACCTCCGTCTACTGTTGTGAACGTAGGAGTACCATTAGCGGCTACTTGAAATATTGTACCTGAGCCACCTGGTGCTACAAAATCAATTCTTTTCCTAAAAGTTCTACCTATGAGAACACCATTGTTTACATGATTACCTAATCGTAATTCATTTATTGTTGCTGTTTTATTTATGATGACATTAGCAGACTGTACAGTACTATTGGCACCAGTCATTGCGACTGATGTTGATGATGTTGTATTGGCCATCGATATAGTATTAGCTTGTACAGTTTTAGCACCCACTGTTGTAAAAGTGTTTGCAGATCCAATGCCTTTTGTACCAACGTATCTAGCACCTTCAATAAAAATCTTTTTACCTGAGACTGACGATGGTATGTTTGAACCTATGAAATGCAGTATGCCAGCCTCATAGTCAAAGAACCACTCATCATTGTTACCAGAACCTGTTGCGAAGAGTTGTGTACCTGTTGAAGGTGCATTTGCCGCTCCTGCTGAATCAGTATATACTTTAACAAGATATGTAGAACCAAACTGTGTAGGTATCCAATCTGTTTCGCCTGTCTTCCAAGTTCTGTTTGCTGTTGCAGTATTATCATTTGTAGTTTCTATGGCACCCGTACCAGTATAAATTCTTACATGTGTAGAGGTTGATGCTGGAATTGTAGAAGGTATCAAGTCTGCTTGAGTCCATATTATATCACCTCTCATCAATAGAGGTGAGTCTATCGCTTCGTTTGGTGCTTTCTTTGTAGCATTTGTGTCTGTCTTCGCTTTACCATAGCCAAGTTTTTTCCACAAATAATCTACTTTCTGTGAATCAGATATTGCCATTAACTCGGTACTCCTATCGATAGTGCAGTCAGACTATCATCACTATTTAGAACGACAGAAATTAGTATCTGATTGTTGAAAGAGTTAGATGAAGACACTGTACCAAGTGTCATTGTAAATGTTTGATTACTGTAGCTAGTACCATCTGTGATTCTATCTGAACCAGTTTCAGCTATACCATTACTTCCGTTACCGCCACTACCCGTATTTCCTCCAGGAACACCAGATCCTGCATATTGTATCGATGCATCACCCCAACCATTTATACTTGATGCTGTGTCCATTGCAGTGTTCGGAACAGCTACAAAAAGTCCTGATACTTTACCAGTGAGTGTAATGCTAAAACGTGAAACTGTTGTTCTCTTAAATGCAAAAACAAAATGTTGAGCGCCAGATCGTCCTGTGTTTAAATTTGGGCCAGCTGGTAAATAACCACTTGACAAGTTCGTTGTAAAATGCTTTAATGTGTCGTATCGTACTATCGCTTCAGTTGTGCCAGCTACTGTTTGGGCACCTGTAAAAGCGTTATCTGCAAAGTAGTCTGTAGAATTATTAAAAGCTACTGCACCACCAGTCAAACTATGAATACGTTTAGCATCATTATCAAAGCCAGAACCTAGTGAATCTGATACTGGTATAGCAGTTTCATCAAAAGATTTAGATCCGTTATATGCTTGAATAATCGGTGATGCTAATATTACAGCACTACCAGTTCCGTTTGAGTTCTTTGCTTTTACTTGTAATCTTTCTGCACGTTTACCACCACCATTTACGTTTACTGTCAGATTACCTAGAGCATAAGGTGATGATACTCCTACATTTACTAATGGTGTACCACTAGCTAACATAGTTGTGCTACCATCTATATTTGCATATGTAAAGTTATTTGTTCCTATTGCATTACCTGATGTGCCTTCTAAGTCAGTAGAGTTTTCTACTACTACGGGTGATGTCGTATTCTGAAATGTTTGTCCAGTAAAATTAGCTACTGTTACACCAGCGAGTGTAAGCGTTGCATCATTTGTATAATAAGGTATGCCTGATATGTGAGATAATGTACCAGCGGATGCTTGTGTGAGTGTTGCTGAAGCTACACTTGTTGTAGGAGTTGAAGTGAGATTATCTTTTATAAATTTTACTGTGTTTGTATTACCAGCAGTTGATTGTAATTGATAAGAATGTAATCCAGTACTAAGACTGCTCTTAGATATTCTAGCTTTGTAACCCTCAAATAATGCTGGTGCATATATTCTACTATTCACTCCAACAGTATTACCATTTGCATCAAAGCTATTATAATCTTGTTCATCATCAATGATGAGACTTGTAAATGTTCCTTCATCGTTTGCATTGGTAATAGCTTTCTGTCCGTCTGCACTACCATCTACGAATGCAGTCACTGTACCACCATCTGCTTGAAAGAAAAATGTTCCCATTGCGGCTGTTGCAATTGCACCTGATGAAGTATATCGTGTTACATTATCACCAGCATTTGTACCTGAAATGCCATTTGTTGTGAAACCAGAAGCAACTCTGGGATTCGTACCAACAGAAGAAGTATTGAGTGCTATTGTTTTTGTACTTAGATTACTAGGTGAAGCAATTGATGCATCAAAAACTTTTATCAGTGCAGTTGTACTTAGAGGTAAGACAGCTGGATTACCACCACTATATGCGACTACATTTAATGTAACTGTATGTCTTCCTGCACCAGATGCACTTGTATACGTGTGTGCTAATCTACCACCTTGAGGCCCACCATTTTCTGTTTTACCTGTTATATTTTCTGTAGCACCACCATCACCCCAATTTACTGAAAACGTAGCAGTGATTGCTGTGTTTGGTATATTTGTTGTTGTGTTAGTTAAATGCACAGGTGTACCAGTCGTTGCAGTCGTTACTACACTACCACCTGATGATGCATCATGAATAGTAAATGAAGGAACTGGATCAGCTAAGAATATTGTTATAAAATTAGAACGTGTTAGTGATGCAGTAGAACCTGAACCTGTACCTCCAGTATTCTTTGCAGTTACTACAACTGTAAAAGGTGAACCAGAGTTTGTTGCATATGTATGACTTGGTGTTGTATCTGTTACATTACTATCTGTAGAGCCGTCACCCCAATTGATGTCAAAAGCGTTTGCATTTCCTGTTACAGTCAAAGTAAGTGTGACAACTGTACCAGCACCACCTGATGTTGTATCAGCAGAAAAAGTCACATCTCGCACGTATGTATTTTTAAATATATTAAGAGTTGTTTCGTTTAAATTATCTAATGCTTCTACGACAGTGTCACCTGAAGCAAACCCAACGGCGGCACCATCGTTCAAATCATTAAAATCAGAACCAATAGTTGTACCATCTGCTGTTGTACTAAAACCTGATATTGCTGTATCTACGTATGCTTTACTGGCGGCATCTGTATTCTCTGTTGGTAATGCTAAACCTTTTACACTTGTTGTAAACACATTTGCATATTTCTGACTAGGTGCACCTAAATTATATACATTTGATATAGTAGGTAAGATACTATTGTTTACTGTACCCCCAAGATTAACAACATCACCACCATCACCAATATTAATTGTGCTACCTCTAAGTATGATAGCACCATTCACAGTTAGATTATTTCTTATCGATATATTGTTTGCATGAAGATGTGTATTACTAGCTCTAATATCACCTGACTTTACAGTCAAACCTTTGTTGAACAAAGCTTTAGATGTTGTAACTGTAAATGTAGTATTTGCTATCAGATTTGCGGCTTCAAAGTTAGAAGTATTTAAAGTTTGTGTACTAAGAGTACCAATAGCAACATTTTGTATGACACCATCAATAACAGTATCTTTTGTAATTGTAATTGTATCACCTGCATCTGACAGGTTTAAATTACCTAGCTTAATAGTTTGGCCAGATAGAAATAGAGTTCTAAATCTTCTACCAGGAGATCCTAAATCATAAGCATTATTTGTATCGGGTATCAATGCACCCTCAACTGTATACTTTAATCCTGAGTAATGAGTTGGATTTTGTCTTAGACGAATATTACCTGAACGCAATTCAAATAATTGAGTGTTAGCATTGTATACAAGTATAGACTCGCCATTGGCTGAGGCAGTGCCAGACGTAAACGTGTTAGTGTTTATGTCATTGAAATCTCTTAGTTTTGTTCTAGTTGGCGCTTGATTCTTTAAAGTTAAATCTTGTGTAGGTTTATCAAACTCTACATTTAAGTTACCTTTATTAGAACCTAGCGTAACATCAAAGTCCGCCATTTCTATATACTCTCGTTACTGCGTGTTACCTGAGGTGTGACGGTTACTATTCCTTCTACTAATCTTGAGCGTGTGTTTGCGTTATCTGTTACTTCTACATCATATACATATCTTCCTGAAGCTAAATTCGCCGTTTGTCCTCTAGACAGCTTCATTGTTAATTGTCCATTTGTTCTTGGATTTTCAAATACTATCTGCATATTATGTGCAGTAGTTGAAGTGAAATGTTTTCTTATTTGTCCGTGGCCAGAATAATTAGTAAGATTTACAGCATTACCGCTGTTATCTCTTACTGTAATTGTTGTACTGAAATCTGAGCCTTGATCCACAACTATGTTAGCTTTAGCACCCATCTTAACACCTTTGTTTATTGACTATTTATAATAATCAATCTGTATTCTTTTTCACGTAGGGTACCCATTTCAAATTTTCTTCGTCCCAATCCCATCTTTTGAATTTATCTTCATTTATAACATCAGTTGGTTTTTCCCAACCTATAGGTGGATCCCAACTCATTGTTTCTTGATTTAAAACCCAACTGGGATAAGGTTGATTATCATCATAAAATGCATCTTTCACAGCATTATAAGTATATCCCGAGCCTGGGTAGTTAAAACGTAAAGGTGTGCCATCGTCTTCTTCATTTGTTTCAGGATCAAAATGTTTACCCATATGAGTGTTATAACTACATTTAATTAAAACTAATCCATCAGCCTTATCAGAAGGATCTAAATGTTCATCTAAATTATCTTCATCTTCATCAGCAATAGCTACTACACTTTCTACTATACCAATTGTAGTATTTGCCATTCTTACATATGCGTAATGTGCCATAATACTCTCACACTTTATTATTGAAATTTATATTTTACAGCAATAATTCCTTTACCGCCACTTCCACCTAGTCCGCCCACACCATTACCATTATAACCTCCTCCGCCGCCGCCAGCGCCTTGATTACTACCTCCGTTACCTCCTGGCGTACTGGCAATTCCGGGGCCCGGGCCGCCACTGCCACCTCCACCTGAGAAAGGAGTACGAGTTGCATAACTTCGTAAACCACCACCAGTTCCACCACCTGCTCTAAAACCATTAGCTCCAGGAAAACCTGTAATGTTTATACCTGTGCCACCTCTAGAAGCGTTTATTCCAGGATCAGCAAATGGCCCCTCCCCTCCACCAGCAACTCCAGTCCGTCCAGCTCCACCCCCACCTCCGCCGCAAAGCGTTTCTTCTCTTTCAGCACCGTTTCCACCATCATGTCCTGCTCCACTACCAATTTCAAATCCTCTTTGACTATCAACAATACCAGAGCCTCCACCTCCAGAACCTCCGTTAGCAAAAAAGGTACTACTATTACTCGCTGTATGGTGAGAATAATTCATACCGCCACCGCCACCTATGCCTGTCACGTATCTAGTTGAGTTTCCAGAAGAGTTAGCTTGAATAGCAGATTGAGTGCCTCTATTAGTAGTTCCAGTCGGATGTCTTACATTAGGAGTAGAAAAATTAGCAGGCCCTCCACCACCACCAATACTCATATAGTAATTAGTGCGATTACCAGTGTGTATATGGCCCGACATAAAATCGCCAGCACCACCGCCACCACCGGTAATAGTTCCACCTCCTCCACCTCCACCTATAACAATATAATGTAGTTCATCTCTATCAGTACCAATAGGCTGTTGAGTTCTATTAAAACCTCCAGAATTGTTGAAAACATGAGTTCTAAAATTACCAGAAACAGTTCCATTACTTGGACTACCGCCACTCCATCTTGCAAATTGCCTTCTTGCACAACGATAAAAATCATTAACTGATATTGCATTTCCAGTATTAGGAATAGTATTAGGATCAAAAATATCATTGTTTACTATAGAATTATTCTTATAGTACTCTGATAAGGCGATCGGATTAGAACCACCTAACTCAGCTTGTATTTCAGAAAAAGATAATGGTGAACCTTCTGATTTGATTGCCATTTATTTACCCTTTAACTCTTCAACTTCTTTCTTGAGTTCTTTTACAGCTTCGATGAGAACTGCACAAAGCTTACCATAATCTACAGACTTTGTTTGCATTTCATCATCTGATGTATGAACTACTTGAGGTAATATTTCTTCTACTTCTTGAGCAATGACACCAACTTTTTCTGTATGTGATGCATCTTCTATCATTTTGTATGTAACGCCTCGTAGATTATCAACTTTATCTAGAGCATTATCTATTGTTTCTATATCATGCTTTAGTCTAGCATCTGAAAAAGCTGTAATATCGCCTTGTGCTACTATGGTACTAGCTACAGTTATATTCCCTGCAAAGGCGACATTTGCTCCAGAACCTGTCATCATTGTTGTAGAACTTGGCCCATTTTTAATTATTAAACTACCACTACCATTATTTGAAAGAACACCAAATGTTGCACCAGCATCTTGCAATTGAATATCACCGCCATCTGCATTTAAGAGTATATCTCCCATGGAATCTAGTGTGAGATTTGCATTGTTAAGTGTAGAAATAGTATTGCCATCAATATCAATATTATTGACTGTCAAACCTTCCATTAAGTATTGTTTAGTTTCATCTAGATTTGTTTCATCTACACAATCAACTTTTAACTTAGCATGTGATATTGAGTTATCTCTTATATGATTTTCAGTTACGGCTCTATCAGAATCAGTTAATGCAGAATCTTTTAATTTATCAGCATCAACAGCATCATTTGCAAGTTTAGGTGTTGTAACAGCATCAGTGGCAATAGTAGAAGAACCGATAGTAGTTCCGCCACCAGTACCAAACTCTGTAGCTATAGTTACTGCTTGTGATCCATCGAATCCTATAACACCAGTTACAGCACCACTTAGTGAAATATTTCTACCATTTGTTAATGTAGCGGCTGAAGTTGATGTTCCATGAAATTGGTTACCATCAACGGCTGATGAAAGTTTTGTTATGACATCTCTACCATCTGTATTCTTTAATGTATCACCAAGAAAGTTTGTTCCCGCTGATACTATCGCTGAAGTTAAAGTTCCTGTAGAAGGCTTATATTTTAAATCAGCATCTTCTTTTATATCTTGTACATTTGATGTTGTAGTACTAGAAACGAATGTTAAGAAATGATCACTTGCTGAGGAACCTTCTGAAGTAGTTTTTACTTTTACATCAATATTACCTGAACCATCAAATGATGCACCACCTATATCTCTTGCTGTTGCTAAAGCTGTAGCTGTGGCCGCATTACCTGTTGTTGAACCAGAAGTTCCACTTACATTTCCTGTCACATTACCAGTTACATCACCAGTTACGTCACCAACCAAATTACCTGTAATATTACCAGATGCACTTATTGTTGTAAATGCTCCAGTGCCAGCTGTTGTCGCACCAATATTTGCGCCATCAATTGTTCCACCATTTATATCTACTGTAGTAAAACTTGATGAGCCACCAGTAATATTACCACTAACATTACCTGTTACGTTACCAGTTACATCACCTTGTAGATTAGCTTTGAGTGTACCTACTGTACCTGTTATTACTGCGGCAGTATCAGTAGCATCTGGTATCATAGTAAATTTACCATCACTATCATCGAATCCGATAAAAGCTTTCTTAGCACCTGAGCTATTATACTTCATGATGATACCACGATCTAGATTATCATCTGAACCATCTGCACCAAGTTCGAATATTGGATCTGCTATAGATACTGTTGTTGAATTAACTGTAGTAGTTGTACCAGTAACTGTTAGATTACCACCAATAGATACGTTTCGTGTTACATCTAAATCTCTTGAAACAGTTAAATCATTACCTACAGTTACATCATTTGGTAATCCGACTGTTAGTGTAGAGCCACTTGCACTTGTCTCTATTTCGTTAGAAGTACCTGCAATCGTAAATGAATGTGATGATGGTGTGATAGTACCTGAGTCACCTGCTAGTGTTTTAACAACAGTATCAGCGAGTGATACTGCACCAGTAGATACTGTGAAATCGTTAGTAAAAGACGCAACACCTTTTACTGAAGCTGTTGCGGGTGCTATTGTTAAGTCATGAGTCTTTCCATCACCTGTGCTAATTCTTACATTGTTATTTGCACTTGTATATGCAACACTTGTTAATCCAGCTACAGCTACTTCTGCCGCGGCCGTAATACGTCCCTTAGCATCAACTGAGAAAACTGGCACTTCTGTAGCTGAACCATATTCTTTTACTGTAAGGCCTGATACTGTATCAAGTTCAGTAGATGTAATAGAACCAGCGGCAATCGATGCATCAAGATTCGTACCAGCTTGTGTAGTTATTCTAAATCTCTTGTTAGAAGAGTCGTATGCGAAACCTGACACACCAGCAACTGATGTTGTAGTAGCACTTGTAATTTGTCCTTGATTGTTAAATGTGATAATTGGTACGGCTGTTGCTGAACCCACTGTAGCACCAGTTGCTACACTTGCAAGTTTTGCTGAAACTATAGCACCTGAAGCTATAGATGATTGATTTAGTACACCATTAGTATCAAATAAAACAGTACCACCATCTCTTGTTATAGCACCATCAAAGTCTACATTACCAGCAAAATTTGATGTACCTGATATTGCTAGAGAACCACCAGATACTGCTCCAGTTACAGCTAAAGTTTCGCCAACAGTCATCAAACCATCAACTTCTAAATCATCTGTAATTGTTATATCTTCTAGAACATTTATACTATCAAAATATCCTACTTTCCATCTTGCACTACCAGAACCTAAGTCTTTTGTTTTATTACCATTTGGAATAATATCTGTACTTACAACACCATTGATTGCTACTGTATCTGTACCAGCGTTACCAAGAGTAGAGTTGCCTTCTACACTCATATTTCCAGTAGTAGTTACATTAGTAAAAGAACCTGCACTAGCAGTAACTGTCTGGCCAGTATCTAAGTTTAATGCTCCATCTATTGTAACATTTCCAAATATAGTAAAGGTGTTTGTTCCAGAAGAATCACCATCTGCACCTAGAGTTATATTTCTTCCTACTATGTTATCTATGTAAGCGTTTTCCCATCTCTTTGCATTTGCACCTAAATTTCTAGTTCCTGTAGGTACAATATTTGAGTCTACTTCTGCCGTGATTGTTAATGTATCTGATGAATTATCACCAATATTTGTATCACCATTTAGATTTACATTATTAAATGCTGAAGTGCCTCCAATTGCACCATTTATAGTAACAGCACCATTGAGTATTGTTTCTCCTGCAACTGTAAGTGTGCCAGCTGTACTTACATTACCTGAGGTATCTGCTACTGTAAATTTATTTGTATCTACTGCAATACCGCCATTAAAACTTGCTAAACCTCCAGCTGTCAATGTTCCTGTAGTTGCAATATTACCAGTAGTGTCTGCAACTGTAAAAGCACTATCAACATCTATACCACCATCTAGACTTGCTAAACCTGTCGTGTTCAATGTTGTTATATTACCAACACTAATATTACCTTGTGATAATGTTGTGATTCCATTCGTAGCAGTTATTGTTCCAGCAAACGTAGCGTTTTCATCAACATCTAGAGTATCTATATGTGCTGTGCCATCTATGAATAGGTTTTGCCATTCTCTATTTGTTGATCCTAAATTATGCGTGCCATCTGTTTTTGGTATGAGTGAAGTTGAAACGCCTTGTCCACTTCCAACTGCAACTGAAAGTTCATCTATGTTTGCAACACCATCTAAATGCAAATCTTTCCACTGTTTTGATGAAGAACCTAAATCTCTTGCATCATCTGTAGATGGAACTAAATCTGAAGCAAATTGTGCAGTTGCTGTAATAGTGTCAGTTGTTGCGTTACCTAATACAGTATCACCAGTTGAGGTAAGATTTACAGCAGTTAAATTTCCTGTTGTGCCGAGAGTACCGCCTATTGTTACGTTGTTTAGTGTAGCAGTTCCTGATGAGAAAATATTTCTCCACTGATAGTTTGAGTTACCTAAATCTTTTGCATTATGAGTTGTAGGTAATAAATCTGAACTGACGCCATCTCCTGATGTTGTACTGAGACTTAACTTATCAGTAGTCACAACACCACTAAAATTACCATCCTCAAATTTAGCTGAACCCGAACCTATATTTACTGAACCGCCAGAAGGTAATATTGTTCCTGAAGTTGTTATACCTACAGTTGTAAGTCTACCAGCTGATTGAAAGTTACCATCTGCACCAAACGTATGTACAGTATTATTCGCACTTGTCTGAATTTTTAAATTACTATCTGCATCTGCACTTACAAGCTGTATCAGTAAGTCTGAATTACCAGCTGTAGAGTCGCCATCACCATAAACTCTAAACTTATCTTGTCCTCCAGTACCTGCTGAAAATCTTAAATCAGGTGTGTTGAGTTCTTCTGAGAAAGCTGTATTAGAAGAAGATAATATAATGTGTGCGGCATTAGAAGATAAATCTCCTAATTGTCTCATTGTCAAAGGTGTTGCTGTTATCTCTGATAAACCAGTTTTTCTTAAAAAGTCACCAGAGTTACCACCAGTTACACGAATACGTGATAAATCACCCATGATAATTCTATCGTCAGCGGCCGTTGTAAAATTTACATTTCCTGTAAATTCTGTATTCGCATTTATTGTAAAAGATCTAGCTTCAATTGTTGTATTTGAATGAAGAGTTATTGCACTTTCGTTTGTAGTATTACCACCTCGTATCGAACTGGATCTAAAATTTAAAGCACTAAATGTACCTTTGATATGGCCATCGCCTCTTGATGTACCTCCTCTTGCGGCACCAGTTCTTGTCACTGTAACAACATTGTTACCTATTGTAGTGGCGGCTAAATTAGTATTCAGTCTCCAAGTATTGAAGCTATCTACAAGATTTGTATTTGCTATCGTTACAGTCATATCTAACCTTCTTTATTAATAAGTGAATGTACAAGATTTTTTAGATTAGCAATTTCTTCTTTCATCTCTTGTATCTCGTTATCTTTTTTCTTTGCCTGTTCTCTTCTTCTTCTATACAATTCTAAACTATTCATATCAGTCTCTAGTACAGCACTATTTTTACTATCTCGTCTGAGAGTCTCTTCGTTCTCAACTTTATATAACTCTCCGTTACTCTTACCCCAACTCAATTCCATTTTATACCTGTAATGCTATTGCTCTTAAATCTTTTATAAATGGTACACTCGCATTTGATGTTGATGTTAAAACAATCTTGAAGGCAAATGTTTTATATGTTTTATGCACGATACCACTTGATGTTCTATATGAAACAATATTACTATCAGCAGTATTTAGTCTAGCTTGATTATCATTATTACTTCCTAAGAAATCTTGTCCGTCTGTATTTGCAGATAGAGTATATTCAAACTCTTTGAAATCGTTTGTATCAGCAGTATCAGAAATTATTGATGCAGACGTAGCTTGTGTTAGTAAAGTATAATCTTTATCAGCGAGAGGCTCACCATCTGATGATGCTAATAACTGAGCATAAACTCTTACATTTGTACCTGAAGGTTTGTAAGCTGTAACAAAAACTCTTAAATCTTCAGCATCTTGTCCGTCAGCGAGTTCAATTGGTTTAGAAAAGTAACGTGTTGATGCACTACCAACTTCTTTTGTTTCTTCATTTGTTACATTATCGTTGATAACATTTTCTAAAATATATGAATTAGCTCTTGACAAATCTACAACTGGTGATACTTTAGAATCGCTAGTATTTAAGAATCCTTTGATGACAAGAGTTTTCTTAGAACCATTCACAGCAGTCAAAGCACTTTCATTTAATTTACTAAAGACAGCTTTTGTATTATCAGTAAATGGATTTTCAATTTCTAAATCTATATCTTTTTCGCCAGTGTTAATAACACCACCAGATGTTGCCGTTCGTACCGAGAATGTTGAAGAAGTATTAGCTACGTTTAATACTGCTATTTTTGGTACCATCACATTGTTAACAATATTTTCTGCTGTCAATATTCTTGCTGAAGCTCCACTAACTTGGCCTCTTATAAAACCATTTGCGTTTCCTGTGTACGTTGAGTTTTTCAATGTCATTTTTTCATTTAACTCATCGATGAAATCTAAGAAACCAGTGTTTGTGTTTGCAGTAAAAGCTGTTGTGTTTCCACACCAACCACCATGTGTTGTGCTACCACTTAGAAAGATATTGTTTGTGTTTGAACTTGCTGTTGTTGGAAAGTCTTTAAAAGCATCTATCTTAACTGTGACTTGATATTGTACACTGTTTTGTACAATCTGTCTTACAGTACCATTTGCAAAGTTAGCACCTGATGTGGCTTTTGTTTTAAGTACACTACCAACTGCTATAGTCTGATTGTTAGAAAATGTCAATACAGATTCAGCACGTACCTTTTCTTCAGGATTAAATGTACCAGCTTTATTATCATATGTCATAAACTCATTATCAGGATTTTCTAAGAATACAGTACCTTGTGACTTAGAAAACTCGGCCCTATGTAACTGAAATTTTAAGTCTTCAGATTGAATAGGTGTATAAGTTTTATCATTTGCAGAACTGAGTAGAACACCAGCGCCTGGTTGTTTATCAATCAACTCACCGGTATCAATATCTTTTCCGCCTAGTTGTGCTACCCATACTGCATACTCGTCTGAGTTACCAGCAGGAACTATTGTGATACAATAATCTTTATAGTTCTTCAAAAATACTGGTGAGTCAAATGTAAATGTTGTTGCTGTTGTAGCAGAAGTTTCACTAGCGTTGATAGACGCTGGAAATAATGTCTTCGATGCATATGGTAAAACAGTTGGTGTTGGATGGCCATTATCTACTTCACGTATTTGTACAGTGATAGGTAGAGATGCCGCTTTTTTAAAGAAGTATAAATCAACTTTAGTAATAAACACACCAGAAGATTGTTCTTCATTTACTGAGAATGTTTGCGAGATAGGATCTGGATTTATTGTACGTGTACTAAGAACAACTCTTGAAGTCTGAACTCTTGTGTCTGTTACATCTTCTGTTTTTATCTGTGGTGTCACAAGATTCATAGAAGCTCCTCTTTGAGTAATCGTTAGAGGTATACTTGTATAATCTGCAAAAGAAGAAGTTGTTGTTAAGTCACTTGCAATTTGATTGTTTGCTACATCTTGTAATTTAAATCTTCTAGTACCAATTCTAAACTTCAATGAGTTTGTGTCAGGTATTCTGAATACACCATGAATTGATCCAGCAGAATTTGTAACTAGAGAGTCACCTTCAACACCAGTATTCGCATGTGCAGAGTTTGTTGGTGTTGTAAAACCAGCAACTGACTCATCATCAAAGTAAGGATAAACTCTTGTGCTAGGTTTCATACCATGTGCGGTAAACTTTAGAAGTCTTGAACGCATGAACTCTCTTACTGCTACTTGCTGTATGTAGTTACCTATGTTAAAAGTCTGATTAGAAGGACTTATAGATGTTTGGATACCTGCACGTATTTGTTCTTGTTGTAAAGTACCTATAGTAGATATAGTTCCTCTACCCGAGTTCAACTCTTGAAAACTTCCACCACGACTTTCTGAAATATCTGTGATACGTGCATTATCAGTATTAATCCACCCACCCCAATCAGTACCAGTAAATCCTGTAGCGGCCGCTAATTGTTCAAAAGCTTCAAACATACCTGAGAAGTCCATTTGAATGTCAGGCAGTGCTGTGATATCAGGTGTATTATCCATAGGTGGATCTAATGTCATATCACCTAACCAGTTGAATGTCAATTCTTGAACTGGATTTCTTGCTTTACTTGCTTTATCTTGATTTATAAAAGACGTATGTGTATAGGCTAATGTAAGTAAGTTACCTGTTTGTGCTACGTTTGAAGAAGTAAACGACTTATCCTTCTCCATGAGAATATCTCTTCTCTTAAAGTAAGGACGTAGTTGATTTTTATTTCTATCAATTGATGCTCTATAACCTTTCTTTCCTGAGTCTGATAGATTATGGCCATCAAAGTTCTCTACAAAGAATCCATTCTTAAATCTATCAAAACCAGAACTATTAAACAGTTGCTTATTCTTTATACTTGCTTCAAGAGCATTAAGAGAAGAATAGTATTCGGCATTCTTTAATCTTTCATCAATACCTCTCAAGTCTTTCATTGTGTATCGTCTATTATTTTCCAAAGTAAGCTTTACACCATATGCACCTTTATTATTATCTCTTGCTACTTTTGAAGATAGGGATGGATATACTGGTATATTTAAAACACCTAGAGTCATAGCGTTTGCTTTTTCTTCAGGTACTTTTGGTGTTGCGGCTGGTATACCTTTAATTGCTTCTAGTTTACCTTCTTCTGTAATTACAATTCTATCTTTTCTTGGTAGATATTGTTGTACATCTGCTTGAAAGTTTTCATCAGGTGCAACCATATGTGCGCCAGTTGCATCTACTACAAATGTATTTGGTGAAGCTTTCTCTGCTCCTGGATTTGTTGGTGAACCTGCAATCGTACCTGTTGTTGTAGGATCACATGTATTTGCCTTTATTGGACGAAAATCTATAGAGTCACGTAGTTCATATGATTTACCTGTTGTGGGTGATGTATACTTAGGTATTTCAAATGTCTTAATAGTTGTTGCACTCTCAACGGCATCATTTACTGGATAAGAATCTACAGATAAGAAACCTATTCCTTGTGATGTGTTTCTTTCAAAAAATGAAAACTTGACAAGTATTCTTTTACTAGCCAAACCAAGTTGACTTGTAGATTTCTTAACAAGTTTTGCAACGTCATACATATCATCTTTTTGTCCACTGTCAAGATCAAAATGGCTTGTTACATCTTGATCACTTGTAGTTACTGATGTCGCACTACCAAGATAGACTGCTTCTAGTTTAAATACATCTGCAACACCCAAACTCCAAGGCCCAGTTGCGCCAGATGAGTGTGTTGCAGTATTAAGATTTACGAATCTACTCTTCTTAATTGTCTTTGCGGTTTGTATAGCATTTGAGCGTAAGACATTAAAATATACAGAACAATCAAAAGAAGTTGGTGTAGTATTTGATTGTTGTAGACTTATTGTATGTGCTGTAGCGTCAGAAGATATTGTACCATTTGCAGAAGTATCGAATATGTAACCTTTAGGAAATACTTGTCTATGTGATACAGCATCACTAGTTCCTAATCCACTTCTTGATCCACTGATATTATCAACGGTTGTCATTGATTCTCCATTTGTCGCAATTGATGCAATAACATGATCTTCTGTTGTTGAACTGCCAGAAAAAGGAGCTGTAGAATCTGTTAATCTTATGATATCACCAACTTGATAATAATCACTAAACTTATTTCCAGTTGAAAAACCAGCTCCTGTTATTGTTTTACCTGATCCGTTGAAAGATGTAATATGTCCTTTTCTTGGAGCAGTTTTTACTTCAGGAGTTTTTAATACAACAATAACTTTTCTTTCATTGTCGGCTGATAAAGGACTACCAGTTTCATTTAATGTTTCGACACCACCAGCGTGGGCTGAGTTAGCCGCAACTGTTGCTTGAGCATTTCCATCAAAAGTTACAGTCTTTTCTGTTCTAAAAACAAACTGTGTGTCAACATTATTAGAAGAGTCTTTTAATGTTTTTGTACCTAAAGCTGAGAATGGTAAAACTAATAAGTTATTACTTGGTTCTTGTATGACAGCATTACCATTAGTAAGAACTATATCTGCAAGTGAATTATGATCCGAGTTTGCTTCAAATACGGAACGAACATCTGCAAAGTTTTTATCTGTATTCATTCTTATATCAAACAAGAATAGTTTAAATTGTCCAGAGGCAGTTCCAGCTGTTCCTGCATGATATGCAAATCCTCTTACTTTAGCAGAACCTATCGCATTTCCTGCGGCAGTTGTATTACCAAAAGTTCTACTAGCTATAGCTGTAGCGGCCGCATCATGCAATGCAATTTCTCTAAGCCCTTGAAAGTCCCAAGTGCCTACAACATTATTTACAATTATATAATTACCAAAAGTTTGTGTTAATACTCTTGCATCTCTTGTTGTAAAGGCTGTTGCTTTGTCTACTTCTAAAGGTGTTGGATTTATGAGATGTACTTTTTGTCCATTCACATAACCAATACCTTTGTCAACTTCTGCAATAAGTTTATTTGCATCACCACCTTCGTCTGTGTTATATCTACCTAAGTTCTCACTAGATTTTAGATGTTCACGAACACGAATTGTAAATGGTTCTGTAGCATAGTTACCTAGTGTCTCATGAAACTTCATAGCAATATGCTTACCAATATCTGAGTACATTGTCTCTTTATTGTTTCTGATGAGTATACCATCTTTCAATTCAGCAATTGTAAAGAATGTAGCAGTATTGGCGGCACCTGTAACTCGTGATGCAAGAGTAGGTAACATTTTTAATCTGTCAGCACCGGGAGCGGCAAAGTTAGTAGAGCCTGATGCGTTGTCGGAAAGACTACTATCTATATTTGAATTTACTAATGTCTCTACTGTTTGAAATCCAACTTTCTTAGATGGCGATGTGCTGTACTTATCTACGATATGACTTTGAGAACCGACTCTAACAAAATGTCCTTTATGAAAAATAACACCATCTGATACTGATGCTCTTGTACCTAGTCCAGTAGAGCTAGAAGCTATTGTGTTAGCGGCAACTACAAACGCATTACCTGCTCTATTTCTTATTGTGAGAACTTCATTATCAACAAAAGCTTTAGTTGTATTATTTGTGCCTGAGTTTGTGTACTTGACAAAGAGTGTCATGTTATCAGGTGCGGCTCCTTCAGATCCATCAGCGACATCTATCAACTGTGCAGTCATACCTGATGTAGTACCAGAAACTATTGTGTTTGCTACAACACCACCAGAGAAAAAATCAGTAAGTAATATAACTCTGTTGTTAGCATCTTTATCTCTAAGTTTAACAAAGTCAATATCTTCTATTTTTAAAGCGGCACCTGTAACAATTGTACCATCTACTAATATTTCGTTACCAAATCTCTCTATTTGATTTTGTAGTATTGTCTGTAGCTGAGTTAATTCTCTAGCTTGTACAGCAAAACCAGGACGAAACAAAACTCTATTATAGTTTTTCGTTTCATCAAAATCATCAAAATAAGGACTTTGGTTTAAATTTGTTTCCAGTGTCATCTACTTTACCTTTAAAAATCTAGTATAACTTTAATGTCTTCTGTTTGATCTACTGCTCTATCTACTTTCTGAAAGTTCTCTACATGTATGAACTCACCAGAATATGTGTTCGCTTCTGGGCCAGATATTGTTGATACAGTTGCAACTTTTGTAGAATTTCCTCTTTTTAACAAAACGTCATTCTTAGTAAAAGCAACATGATTACCATAACTATCTACATTATTTAGATAGATATTAAAGAACGATGTATCACTAATTGTCTCATCATCTTTAATAAAAACTATTGTTCCATTTGCTCCGTTTGATGCTTGTGCTACTGAAGCGTTTTGTCTTGCGGACGCATTTAGTTCAGTAATAAATCCAATGGTACCATTCTCAGCATTTATTCTCATTCTTTCATTTGTTATCTCATCATCTATCTGAAATTGATTCTGTGGTATATTATTTATGACTTGCTGATAAGATATATTTAATCTTGTTGTTAATCTTAATGTGTCTGCACTATTAGAGGTGTTCGCTATAGCCTCTGTCATAATAGCATTATTTGAGTTGACTTTCAGAATAGGATCTTTTAGAATGCTTATTGTTCTAAACTCTGTATTTGCAGGAATGAAACCTTTGCCAGTTGATGATACGCCTTGACTACCTTTGAACTGTGCATTCAAACAAACTTTATTACCACCTAATTCTTTAATTGCATCTTTACCGTGGCCACCTATAGGTGATATAATCACATTTGCAGTAGCACCCGTACCTTGAACTGTGTTTGATGAGATATATGCTTTAGCATGAGTATACTTAGAACCCACTGCTATTACATTTACATTTGAAATATTACCATTTGTGTTTACTAACGAATAGGCTAAAGCTCCTACACCATCACCTATAATATTTACTGTTGGTGATATAAGAACTGTAGAAGTTGTATCTGGTGTTGTTGAGAACCCTGTGTTGGTTGTAAGAGTTCTTGAAGAGCCATCATAGTTTACAATTCTTCTCAGTTGTCCTAATCCTGTACCCGATTGTATATAAACAGAGTCGCCATTGTAATGATTATCTACTGAAGATGGATTACCTTGTGCTAGTTGAATTGTAGTTGAAGTAGCACCTATAACGGAAGTACTATTCAGCATACCATAACCTGAACCTACATCATTTGTTTCAACAACATGTATTGCACCATTTACTGATGCATTCTGTACTGATACTTGATTATTTTGCTCTGCACTACCATCACTATTGTTCAATGTTTGTACAGGCATATGTGTAGCTGTTAAGAATTTATTTGCTAGTCCTAAACTAATTGTGTACATATACTTCCAAGTATATCCATCTGATGTAGTAAAAGGTGTTGTAGAAAAACCAGCAGGCTTAACAGTTGACTGTCCGCCTTTATTATTGTATAGACATTTGTAAATATTGTTCTGATCGGTTAAAACAAAAAAGTTAGAAGTATATAAGTTAATATTTGTTTGCTTGTACATAGGATAAACTGTACCCGTAGCCCAATCGTTTCTAGGAACTACATGACTCACATCGGTTGCGTTTATTTTCTTAGCTCCTATGGCATCTTTCCAAATAGTATAATGTTTATCTTCGATTGTCTCTATAGCTGTAGGCGAGTTTGGTTCATTTGGCCATTCTGTACTTTTACCTAGAACAGCATAAAGCACAGTTGAGTTCTTTGTGCTTCTTCCATCTGTCTCATTTACAGAATCTACGAAAGCTTTCGCACCCATGATGTTCATTTCTTTACTAGCATAAGAAGTCATTATGATACCGTTCCTGAAAAATAGTGAGCATTCGCTCCTGTTATATTACCATGTGTCCAATTCACAGCGAGATTGGCACTAGTTGCACTGCTGACTATATTTAGTCGTGCTTGATAAAAGACATTGCTAATTGGCCCAATTATTATTGATTGTCCATTAGCAAATTCTGTAGTAAATTGTGTACCAGTTCCTGTTACTGTATTAGCATTATTAGTAATTGCGATTGTACCTGTTGCAACTTTTCTTTTACGTACTAAACTTGTAGCTACTGATTGACTCATTGCATTTGTAGAAACTTTAAATTTTCCGAAAAACTTTTGCCCAGCAGGGTGTACTAATCTTAACGCAACATCTTTGTATCTTGTAAGAGCAATCGATGCGGCAATCTCATATGAGAACTCTTGATAAAAATTACTGTCTTGAATAAACCCTCTTGCTGAAGATACATGTCCTCTTGTTGATGCATAATATCCTTCTGCATTTGCTATATTATCTATTGTTATTGTTCCTTGAGCTTGAATAGCATTTACTCTACCTGAAGAAGAAAAGGTTACTGTTTCTTTTGGTTTATATGAAAAACCTGAATCGATAACTTTAGCAGTTTTAATAGAACCATTAGCACCTATGTCTGCACTAATAGTTGCATTTTCTCCAAGAATTCCTTCGTCTTGTATGCTTACTATATTTATAGCACCTGTCCCAGCTAGAGAACCTTGACTTGCATCTGTGAAATGTTTTGTGGCTGAAGTACCAGTGGCCCAATTAATACCTCCTGGTTCTCTTTGTAAATCATCTTGCCATACTCTAAGAACTGTTTCAAATGTATTGTTAGCATGTTGAATAGTTTGTCCTACAGCCATAATATTAGCTTTTGCACCAGTTGATACTTGCTCTAATCTATCATTAGTATCAAGTGCAATAATACTATTAACACCTGTACCGAAATTAGCATTATCATATTGTACAGTAAGATAAGCTTCACCAATACCTAATGCGGCTACGTTTCTATGCTCTACTACAACTCTAGGCGCTTTTGTAAAATTTTGTCCACCTATTCTATTAGATAGTCTTGCAATTGTACCAACTGTACTATTGACAAACAGTAACGAATCATTTAAAGTAGTATGAATATTTTCTATCTGATTGTTAGAAGTCTGTACAACATTATTTCCTACAACAACTTCACTATTAACTTTTCGTATACCTTCTTTTGCTATAAACGCTTTCATTGGGCCTGCATCGAATTGACTTGTAGTATTTGATGTAGTATTTGCTGTCACTTGCATAGTAATAATTTTTCTATCAGCACTACCATTGCCACTATGATCATATTGATTACTAGCAGTAATATCTAATACCTTTTTAACGACACCGAAAGCACCACTTACCATACCTACTATTTCATCACCTTGAGTTATACCTCCACCACCATCTGTGTTTGCTACTTGTACGACATGATAACCTATTGTGTTTGCGAAGAAACCGCCCGATGCTACTGTTCCTACAGTAGCTCCTGTAGCTGTAGTTTTCTTTACTGTTTCACTTGCTTGAAAGTTTTTAAATGTGTCTACAGCTAACACCACGTTTGTGCTATTATATGCTCTACGAATTGCTTTCACTATAGCGTTTGCAGAAGAAGTTACACCAAATAAACTATCGCCAACTACAACACCTGGATTAGATCCAGAAGCAAGAACGATAACAGCATTTGCGTTTGTTCTATAGTTTGTCCCAGATACAAGAGTTTCACTCGCTTCTCTAAAACCAAAATCGGGTGAAGATAATAAAGTGTTTGCATGTGTGTTCATTATACCTAATGAAGTATCTCTATATGTAACTCTAGGAGCAGTCACACCAAAAACTGAATTTGATGCAAATTTATTTGTGTTTAAGCTTAATGCAAAAGTATCTGTTATATCACCAGCTAATATTTTAAAAGTAGCAGGAGATGTTCCAACACCACCTATATACTCTACTATTGTGCCTTGATTTTCTTCAGTCGTAATATAACCTGAACCACCGTCCACAATATTAAAATTAACTTTACTTTGTAAATCATTTGTATCTACAACAACAGCCTTTGCAAAGGCACCAGTCTTTGATGATATAATATCTACGATATCACCTTTTCTATATTCACCACCACCTGTAGTAATTGTGACTTTACGAATACCACACTCAACAATTGGCGAATAGCTACTACTTCCAGATAAATCTTTTATCTGAACTGCTTCTAAATGAGTGAAAGAACCTTTTACATTTGATAAAATTATTTGATCAATATCCCTATTCTTAGCTACGAGTCTTTTAACATCTTCTACCAAAGCTTCTGCTTGACTGTCAGTTCCTTTAATTGTTTTTCCTATAAACGAGTATACTCTAGGATCATGATGTGTTGTCAAGTATCTGTCTATTCTGAAATCGCCATCAGAAACTTTAAGCATTTGATCAGCTGGAAAGTTTACTTCAACATCTTCATTATATAATATTCTGAATAATAACTTGTATGAATCAATAGTACCTTTTGTTGTATACAAATCTTTGATACGTTTTGCAAGTAGTCTTTTATCTGCAAGGGCATCGTTAGGTATTTCAGGCATTAACTCAGAACGAAAATATTTTATAAACTCATCTAGAGTATCATCAATATCTTTGTAGTTTTTTAAATTTCTTTGAGTGTCTTGTTGTTTACCAGTTGTTTCAAGATATTGATAGTAAGCTTTAATAAAAGCCAAAAACTTTGGCCCTTCTTCTTTATAAAAAGCAGGAAACTGATTTTCAACTAGAGATGATAGTTTTCCCTCAACTGACATTAATTAACCTCTGCTTCAGTTTTAATCACTGCATCAGCAGAAGATATAATTATTATCTGTTCTCTTGTAGGTACGATATCTTTATTTACTGGATCAGCATTTACTTGTATTTCAATACCATCAAAAGCAGAAACAATAAAACTACTCATGCTTAATTTACCTGTTGAATAATCTATTGTACCAGCAGTGGCATTAATAAAAACTTTTTCTTTATTTGTATTAAATCTAAAAATTCTAATATTACCTAACCCATCATCGTCTAATTGTGCTACAAAATTATTAAATGTAAATGGGGAAGATGTTATTGAAGATGTTTTAATATTATTATGAAATTCTAACTCTACTAATGTGGCACTTGTTGTGCTTGGTACAAATCTTTTTTGCATTTTAAATTCTGCTTCATTATTCAATATTGCTTCATCTGTATTATCCAATTCACGTACAAATCTAGAATATCTTAACTTCTTTCCAAATTGTTCTAAATTATTTGTTGAGTAGTCTGTTATAGAATTTCTAATTAATGCTTGTATAGCTGAAGTAGCTATGTTTGTTTTTAGTGTATCGTAATATGTTACGATAGTGGGTATTACAAACAGATATGTTGGATCAATAATTACTGGATCAATGCCAAGCATTGTTCTATCTTTGATAGAGTTCTTGATTTCATCTTTGAGTGTTGCTGTTGGTATCAATTCGCCTTGTGGTTTGATAGCGATAAAAACTTTTCCGTGAACAGCAGGAATAGCTTCTTCACCACCAAAGGCCACAACTGATGATAGATTAGTGTTTTCGTTTAATATTATTCTTTCAAAGTCTTTTGCAACGACTGCACGATTTTGAATTTTAAAATTTCTTGGTGCATTGAACTTTATACTATCAACATTTTCTATTTCTACTCCGCCTCGTGCAACTTGATTTACTGAAAGACTAGTGCCTGAGTGACTAGGAGTAATTGATATACTATCAATAGAGAAAGTATTTGCGCCGTTAGTTTGTGTGCCATGACATACCCTATATTCCACTTGTACAATATTACCATCTTCTACTGGCTTACCTAATGAACCAGTTCCAAATAATATCTCATATTGTTTGTCACTTGTTTCTTGTAGATAGTAAACTGTTGATTGATTATTAACTTCACGTATATTTGTTGCTCTAGTATAAATTGTAGAAACACTAGAAGATGAAGATTCTATAACTGTAACTTTTATACTACGAGTGTCTACATTTTCATTTGGTAAAATATACTTTACAGGTGATGCACTATTTACTAAGAACTCATGTGTTACTGGCGTACCCTCTGTAATTGTAATTGCTTTTGTAAAAGCTCCTCCAACATTTCTTATAATATTAGATTCTGGTGTAACGAATGTAAATGTTCTATTATTAATACCTGTAGTGAAAGAACTATTCTTTGGTAATTCAAATTCAGATACATTTGATGCAACTCCAGAAAATGTTATAGATACATTTGCACTTGCACCCCTTGCAGAACGTGTAAGATATCCTAATTCTTTTGCTCTTGACACTACGCTGTCTCTTTGTTGTGCTGTATCTAAAAACATTTCATTTGCTAACATATTGGTATAGAAAGCATTGTAATGTGTGTTGTATGCTAATACATCTAGTAGAGTTGACATATTACTACCATCAAAATCATAATCATTAAATTGTGTTTGAGAGCGTAAGTAATTTTTTAGATTTGTTTTTATATCAGCGAAATCTACTTCGGTGACTCTAAGATATGTATTAGCGGACATGTTATCGTACTCTTTCTAATATGACATCTAGAACTACTGCATCTGGATCGTTTACCACTTCAAAAGCTATTGTAATAGCTATAGAATTTAAATCTATCCTATCTTCAACTAATATATCAATAATATTTGCTCTAGGTTCGTAGTTCTCTATTACGTTTATAATTGCTTGTTTCATCTGTTCTTGTAGATGAGATGTAAATGGTTCGAATAAGAAACCTCTTATATTGCATCCAAGATTAGAATTAAATGGCCTTTCATAATAATCAGTTAATATTAAATTTTTTACAGCTTGCTTAACCGCATCTCTATTAGTCTTTTTGTTTAAAGACTTTGTAATAGGATTCGTGATAAACTGATTATCAAAATCACTGTATATAACTTCAGAACTATCTGGCATTCTTTTTCTCTTGTATCTCTTTTCTTCTTGTAGTACAAATTTTATTTATTTCTGCTAAAGCTTTTCTTGCTCTTGTACCAGCAGAAAGATTACCTTTCTCAAACTTATCACTCTCTCTTACATACGTTTCAAAAAGATTTAACAAACTATCATGATAATTCACTTGACTCTTCCTTCATTTTATGATAAAATACTTTTGTCTATTTATAACTATTAATCACCATTTACAAATACATTTTCAGATCCTGTTTCTGCTTTGCTAGGTAGAAACTTATCGTGTCCTTTTGTAGCATCATCTTTTCTATGTACACCTTTACCATTAATAAAGACATTTGATGAACCTATTATTGCTTCATCTGTGCATGTAGTTTTATCACCTATAACAATTGCAGGTTTACCATTGACAAATACATTTGCATCTGTTTTAGTATAAGGTGATTGATGAAGAGGTAATGGTGTCAAAGGATCTAAATGCTTGACATTCTTATCTGTATCTGCTCTAACTACACCTCCCATTATGTTACTGCACCTCCAACACCTGATGATTCTGCTATACTTGTATCAGTAGGATTAGGTGCTTCTGTTTCACCATCACCACAAGATACTGCTCGTCTAATTGTTCTTAAACCGAAACCTTTTACAGGATTACTGATTTGATAACTTCTTACATTTAGTGAGTTACTTTGATTACCACCAAGTACTTCTACAGTAGTATCAGTCTTGTTGCCTGTTGCAAAACCTACATGTCCTAAACCAGAACTTCTAGACTTTCTAAAGAATACTACTATATCACCTTGTTTTACCTCTTCAAGAGAAACTTCTTTACCATAACCAGCATATGCTTGAGATGATGCAGTCTTTATATATTTGTTACCTGAACGCTTGAGAACAGCACCAATGAAGACTGCACACCAGGCAGTCTGATCTGCATATTGAGAACCATTATAACCAATCTCGTCCCATAGAAATTTAATTTTAGGATTGTTGCCTGTTTCTTTCCAACCACCTTCAGCTAGTAATTGATTCGCTATATCGTATGGGTTTCTATGTGGGTTGTCTTCTGAACCGCAAGTAGCTGGTGATTGAGGAACATAATCTGTATCAGAAGGTTCTACTTGTTCTGGATTAGCAGGGTGATCTGGTGGTACATCTTCAGGCTTTACATTTACAATATTAGTTTCAAATGTTACTGGATCATCAATAAGTTCTGGTGAGTATATATTACCAAAGTTGCTATTTAAATCTATTCGTTTCGATTTGATATCAACATTCTTAAACGTAGTAACATTGAAGTTACCTCTTGTATTAAAGTTAATATCACCATCAACAAAGAAGTCCATATTACCTGTGACATGTATTTTATCATTACCTGTTACAGTTTTAAAACCATTCTTCTGTTGTGTTACAACATCACCATTTGGTTGTATTTCTACAAATGTTCCTGACTTGTGAAGAACATTTATTCTTTCATTACCTTCCGTATCATCTATTTCAATGATATGTCCACTCTCAGTTTCTGTTACATGATTGTGTGGATACTCGGCCGCATAAGACGCTGAAGGCGCTCCAATAGTACTATCAGCATCAACAGTAATAGTGTTAGTGCCTCTTGCAAGTTTATTAACATCACTCTCATCAACATATTTAGGATATACTCCATTTGGATCATAAAAACCTTTCGATGTATCTGCTGTGAACTTAGGTGCTCCAGCAATCGTTCCCATTATATAGGGTTCTTGCGCCTCTTGCCCGTCTGCGAAGAATCCAATAACCCACGATCCCTCAACGATGCCCGTAGGCGATTTACCTTTTCCACTGACACCCGCTGAGGTGATGTCTTGGATTGGAATTGCCCATGGTAAACTTTCAGTAGGTATTTCGTTCTTATCATCGGTGTGCCAACCATAACACCTGACACGCACACGTCCGAGTTGTACAGGGTCATTACGATCTTCGACAACCCCGAAGAACCATATAAAATCATTTATCCCTAGGAAGTTCTTCATCATCAAAGTACTTCTCCCCATTCTTTATAATTACTTTTTTTGCTTTTATCGTTTTACTTTGTCCAAGTCCACCTGGCTTGAAGTTGTCAATCTCAATATATCCATCAAGTGCTTCTTTACTTGCAGAGTCATGTGGATCATCTGTGTGTGCTTTTGGTTCGTTAATTTCTTGTAAGAATTTTTCTTCTGTCATATTATCTCCTATAAATCTGATGCTAAGTCAAACATCAAGTCTCCTGACTCTATCAGATTTCTTACGTAAATTTTTAAATGATAGCCTTCTGTCTTTGTTGTTTTAGACTCAAAGATTATTTTACCTCTTATTTTAAAAAGTCTTGCGGCCGCACTGTTTGATTTGCCTATTCTACTATCATATATAACTGTCTCTGCATCGCCTTCAGGTTGTTTGTTAACATCTACTTTTAAATGAGGCATTGCATCTTTTACATTCTGAACATATTTCTTTCCGAACTTTGCTCTTTTGAAACCTTTCGTACTCAGCTTGACAACTTCTATTGTGGGATCATTTCCTGTCGCGGCGTTTCGTAGAAAGTCTGTAACTTGATCAATGAACTTTGCATCTTTCGCTTTCATCTTAGCATCTAATTGTTTCTTTGCTTCTTGATGAACAACAAGATTTGCTTGTCTTACTGCAAGATGTATTTCTCTACCTAAACCTTTCTTTGTTTCATCTCTATGTGTGAATGCAAGGCCTATATCTACTTTATTAATTAGTTCTTCATACTTGGCTCTTGCAGGTGTCACATCAACACCAAGAAGTGAAAATAGTTTTACTTGCTTATCAAATGGTACACCAGACATTTGTCCAATCTGATCACCACCTGTCACTTTCAATGACATCTGCATGTTCACAACTTTATCATCTATCTTTACTTTGATATCAGCTTTTGTACCTTTCTGATCAGATAAGCCATCAGCATCAACAACAATTTTATTTTCTTTACTGTTTCTATAGAGTAAACTTGTGTATCGCAAAAGCCTCTTATACGTGTTACAGTATTTTGCAACAGACGCAAACTGCCAATCGATTAAGTCCCAGTTCTTTCGATTTGATATAAACTCCCATTCTCTCTTTCGTATACCAACACTCAGAGTTATCGTATCAGAAACCTTTATAGTGGTTTTACCAGACACTTTATCTTCTCTATCTAATTGAGCTTTTCGAGTAGAGAGAACTTTACCTAACATCTTCTCTATAGATACTCTCGTTACAACAGAAGTAGGATCAAAAAACTTTGCCGCTACACCACATGCTAGTATTGCTTCAGCCAAGTCCCCTTTATTTGGAATCTTTACTTTCTGCTCCGAGATATACTCCGAGAAAGACTTCCGATTTTTTTCCATGGTATTATCTTCCTAAATCAAATTTCTTTCGAATCGCACTTTGAGACTGTGGAGAAAGTGGAGCATTTTCTAAAGCCCATCGTAGAACTTGTGTTAAGATACCTCTATCTTTTTCGTATTCTTTACCTTGCTTCTTAATTGTGACATAAGCAAAATCTTTTACAACTGGTGGTTTGTCTGTATATAATTCGCCATTCTTATCCACATAGAAAGAAGTCTTATCTCTATTGTTTAGTATAACGTGTACTTGTCCATCAACATGCTTTCTACCATATACTCTTCCACCAACCATAGATTTAATTCTCTGAAGCATATTCATTGCGGCCTTCTGATGAGACATAAAAAGAATCTTATCTGGCACAACTCTGTCTCTTTGTTTATTTGCTTTCGCCGCTTGTTTATAATCTGTAAGAACCCATACTAAATGAATATTCTTTGCATCATAACCAGCATCAATTAATTTTGGAGCAACATCACTGATATCACTACTATCTTTCATCGTGATATCAAAGAGTATATTAGGTAATCTATCTTTCTTAGCACCATTTAAAAGCATGTCAAGTGTTTTATCTTTAATGCCTTTCTCTCTTACAATAACATGA